AACCTTATGTCGTTGCTGCGCGGGTTGAAGCGTTGCGAAAGCGGGATGACATTGCCTGCATCGTCGCGGGTGATCGGGTCTGCTGATTTGATTTGGGAGGGGTCAAAGACAATGACATTGCTGCCATCGTATTCGTCACCTCTTTCCCTCTTAATGATGACAGAATCGTAAGGATTGCCTGCCTTCTGCGCTTCAAGCAGTTGCGCCATGATCTCGTAGCGATTTCCGTCTACCTCCATTGATGCAGTCAGTTGCGTGGTTTCAATGACTAGGGGGTTGTTGGTCTTGAGTTTTGCGGAAATGATGTTTTCACCATCAACGAGAAGCGGTTCAGATTTCTTCTCACGGGCATCAGCGTAACGACTCACGGATGTCGCATAGATTCTTGCTTCAGAATCCCTGTCTGTGAAATGAAACCCAAAAGAGTAGGGAAACCTTCCTTGGATTTTCTCTTTTAGGAACTTGGTGAACTTTTCTTTTGTGCCGTGGTAATAGGTTCCGCTTGCATACCCCGCCTCCTTTGCGGCCTCGTCAACAAGCCTCTGCTGCTCTGCCTCGTCGCCTGACTTGACTGCCGCATCGTATGCCTCGTCGCGAGCGCGGATGGAGAAGGAGCTTGCACCCTGTTCTCCCTCAATCCTGTTGACCTCGCGTTCAATCATGCTGGCGTCACTCAATCCGATCTTGCCCATGAGGTAGCGTTCAAACTCGGCGTCGATCTTGCCCTCGGCAAATGCCTGATCTAGCAACTTGGCTCGACGCATGAACTCCACGAACTCTACGTAGAGTTTCTTCAAGAATGCGACAAAAGAGGAGGGGAGGTTGGTCTGGTCAATCTTGTTATGGGCGAAGTCCAGGGCAATCTGCGCCATGCTCTCGCGCACCTCGGCATCGGTTCCAAACTTGTATTTGGCAACGCCGGCAGCAGTAGTCTGACTGACCCATGCACGGGCCTGCTCCTTGGTGATGCGGCCCTCTGCCAAGTCGATGTCAAAGATGCCGTGAACGATCTCCTCAAAGGCAACTTCTACGTTGTGGCCTTCGTTCAGCTTCACAAAAGCCTTGTATTGCCCCTCGGCGTATCGAGTGATCCAACTCTCTCCGTGAATGCGCAGCTTCGCTATCTCGGCGGGATCGTTGCCGTGCGCCTTGATGCTGGCCTCTATTGCTTCAACCATCTTGGTGTCGCCTCTAGCCTTTGCGTCATTGAGCAACTGCTCCGGGGTCACCTCTCCCCCAAAGATAGCCTCAAAGTTGGGGAGCTTGGCTTTCCTCCAATCGGAGTCCAGAAGGTCGGCAACGAGGTTTGCCTCATTCTTGATCTCGGCCTCGCCTCTATCGGCAATGATGGTGACTGCTTCCAGTTCACTTGCTACACGGGCTACCTCCTTGCCGGCAGGGTCACGCACGATCCATTCGTTACTGCCGTCTGCCTTGGTGCTTACTTCAACTGTGTCACGGGGTCTATTGGCCTTTGCCTCTTCAATGCTGGATTCGTAGAGGCTCTTGCCTGCGGCAATATCGGACTCCTTGCGCTTGCTCCATTCCTGTTCAACACGGGTAGCCTTCTCCTCAAGTGAGGATGCCTGATTGATGTAGTCCCTCTGTGCAGGCCCGAATCCTGCCATTGCAAGTTGCCTGTCTGCCAACTGCATAGCGGGGTTCTTGAGGTCACGATAGGTGCCGATACCTCCACCGATGAGGGCGAGGGGAAGCACGGCAAAGAAGGTCTCGGCCCTGCTCCCCACATAATCCTTCATCAGTTCACCGAAATCCTTGTCGGGCATATCCTCGCGGAGTGCTGCCGCCATCGTCTCGGTGAGGGGGGCAATAAGATCCTGCGCTCCCTCCTGCAAGTTCTGCTCAAGTATCTCAACTCCAACCGTGGTCAGCACCCTGCGGATGCCGTTGTTCTTGATGCCATTCAGTAGCCCACCAAAGACGGGGAGCTTTCCGTTGATCGCTCCCAACTGGAGGCGATCCAAGGCGGCATTGCCGGCACCTTCAAAGAGGGCAAGACCCTTTGCGGCGTTGCGTTGCATTTCTGGATTCTCAAGCATGATGCGGTCAAACTCTTGAGCCTGGTATGCCATCATTCCCAAGACGGGATTGATTGCCACAGGCACCATGATGCCGATTGATCCTGCTAGGCCATAAGCTCCACGTTCTGCCGCCCCCATGATTCCCCCTTCATAGACCGGCCTGATGGGGTCAACTTGGGCTTTAGCTGCGTTGCGAAGCTCGCGGATGACTCCGAAGGTCTTGAGATCCTTCTCGGCCTCTGCCTTGAGGGTTGCCACCTCTTCGGGCGTGGCCTGCCGTCCCGTCATGTCAATGTTGATCGCGGACCCCACAACTGCCTGCGAGGGGCGGAAGACATCGTTGAGAGCAGGGGTTCCCTCCCTCCTGCGTAACCATACCTTGCCCGTGGCGAGGGTGTCGCGCATCTCAATAAATGCGTCCTCTTGAAGTTGCAGGCTTCCTTGGGGAATGAAGTCAAAGGTTCGGGCTAGGGAGTTACCCATGTTGATCGCAAACTGCTCAATCCCTGCCCTGTCAATGTGACCGGCCTCTGCCGCAAGCCCAATGTAGGAGTAGACTTTCTGCCTCTCCTCCGGGGTCGAGGAGGACAGATGCTCGGCAACTTGGGCGATGCGCTCGTCATCGGCCTTCCCCTGCGTGAAATCCATGAGGGCGGAGAATGTTTCAGCACCCCTGCCTCTAATGCTTTCGATGTCCTTGAGGGTCTGGTTGTAGACCCTGTTAGCCTGTGCGTGGAAGCCGGCATCACCTCCGATGAGGTCTTTGTGCTGCTCCTCCCATTGCTTCACATACTCGGTGGGAAGCCCGACCAATGCGCGGTTCTTGCCCATTCCCGTGTCTTGGAAAGCCTTCAAGACCACATTGCCGTAGAGTTCGTTGAGTGCGGTTTGCTTGGAATCCTCAACCTTGAACTCCTCTTGGAACTTGGATCGCATTCCAGACTCGCTGATGGTTGCATCCCATCCCTTGTTCCTTGCGTAGCCGGTCTTGTATTGCTCATAGTTCCGCATCACATCATCCAAGGGTCTTCCCATCCTGTAGGCTAGGTTGAGCATGACGGATGCCGTGTCGCTTGTACCTGGGGCTAGGTCGTCGGAGTCTTGCAGGGCAGGGTAGAGTTTATACAACTCCTTCTGGTCTAGGGAGTTTTTTGCCAAGACTCGCTCTTGCTTCCGCTTGCTCTCAATGGACTGCTCATCTGCCACCTTTGCCGCCCCCATGTTTGAGGTGCTTTCGATGGCATTCAACTGCTGCATCGAAGCATCATCCGCTAGGTGGGCATCTCCCATAGGGGAGGGGTCTTGTGATGTTAGGGAGTCAATATCAGACATGAAGGTAGGCGCTAAACCTAAAACCCAGCGTAAATTAAATCAATCGGAAAAGGGTTATTTCTGTTGACGATATAACCCGGCGTGTTATTTTTCCAACAGTTCTGAACGTCGCACCGTTCCAACGACATTTTCTCTAGTTAGAGAAAGGGCCTGTTCCGAGGGTGCGACTTCGGGGCAGGCCCTTTTACTTTGGTAAATCCTGCCAAGAACTTGACCAATTAGGAATCGAGATTGTGTCGGCCTTTTTGGAAGAAGTCAGGCTATGGTGAACCAAAACTCCACACCCTGTAGTTAAGCCACAAGGGGAAACACCCTGACTCCATTTTCGGGGGTCAGCAGTTTCTTCTTTCTTTGGCTCTCTCTTTCTCAAGGAAAACCTTGGGGGGATCAGGGGGGTGTTTCTCTCTGTCTTTGGTTTCTTCTTTACGGTTGGGACTGCAAAAACCGCACAAGCCCTCAAAAAAAACACGGTTGACACCATGCCGTTAGCGGAGCGATGTTCATCCCATGAAGACCATGCCGATACTCATTGCGTTGCTTCTCGTTGGAAATGCGTTTGGTTGGGAGGCTGTTGAAAGATCGGATGAAACAATCGCAAGATTGCATCCAAGGCCCGCTGTTCCGGGTGGGATTGAAATGGCGGAAAAGGCCGCTAAAGCACAGACACCCTATGTGCCTACCCCCGAAAAGCCCCCCTCTCCCTCCTCAACTTCCTATAGCCTTATCACGCTTCCTGACGGAAAGACTGCCTCGGTGCTGACCTTCAAGTAGGTTATCCCTGCCCGTCCTCGGTGTATTTCTCCACCTTGGCGACCTTCACCCCGTCGAGGGGTTGGTTGCCGTCTGGTGAGTAGATGTCCACGCGACCCTTGAGGCGGCTGCTGGTACGGTCATCGAACCTCTTCACCATCTTCTCTCCGTTGGCAAGGGTGACTACTACCTTATCCCCGATCTTGGCGCCGGTGGACTTCTCTAGGTCAGGGGAGAGGGCAATGCTCTCACCTGGGATTAGCTGATTGTCTGCGGCTCCAATCCCACGGGCAGAGTTGGAGTCATAGTCAGCTTGCCCCGGCTTTTCGTATCCGTACTTGGTGATCTTTCCGGCGGAGTCTCCCGCATCATTGGAAGCCTGTGGTTTTCCACCATCCATCCAATCCATAGCCCTCTTGATCCACCCCTTCGGCTTGGTGTCATTAAGAAGCACGGCAGCAGATGACTCCTTGCGGTATTGCATTAAAAACTCTTTCTTGGCCTCATTAAGAGTCCCTTGGTTCCTTCCAGAGATTGTTCTCCAATCGGTCTCCGCTTGCTTGAAGGCTTCGACGGCACCTTTTGTTTCTGGAGATCCAAAGACGCCCCCTTTGTACCAGTTATAAAGTGTACTGCTCATCTCGTAGCGTTGCTTAATCTCGTCAGGAAGCTCTCCCTTGTTATCCTTCCTGCTATTGCGAATCTGTTTGGCCTCTTTAAGGAACCTCTCTGAATCTGCCGCCGGCAGGGTTCCAGCCATCCTTGTGAGTTTTTCGTAATCAAAATTGAGATTGCCTGCTTCTCCTTTTGCAAAAGAAGCAAGCATCCCCAAAGAATCACCAACGGCCCTGTTCCCATCTGGGGTGTCGGCAAGCACCTCATTGACCAATTTGCTTTCTGTGGCCTGCTTCCACTCCGGGGAGAGCTTCTGGTAGGATTGCAACTTCTTCAACTGTGCAACGGTCTTGATTTCTCCAGAGTTAATCAGGTCGTAGACTGCTGTGCCTTCTTCGGCCTGATTGTACTTCACGACATTCTCTGCAATCTTGGCCTTGTTGGCGTATTCTTTTGATGAAAGGCTTTCCAAGCCTGGGACAACACCACCTGTATCTGCGGCTTTCTTAAACTCTGATGCTGCCAATTCTGGGTTCTCTTGGATTTTTAGATTGGCAAAGTTGTTGGCCTTGGTTGCCTCAATCGTCGCAAAAATCTCTTCCTTCTGCTTGGGGTTGAAAAGTCCTGCTTGGGTAGCCTTTTCTGCATCGGCATAGGCTCCCCCTGAATCCCATTGCTTCGCCTTCTGCACGATCCCATCCCATGCCGTGACAAACTTGTTGGAAAGATCCTGCTGGTGTGCGACATGACTCGCATCGGCAAATCCCTTGTTTCTGGCGTGTGAGTAATCAAGGTAGATGCTCTGCTGAACAGATGTAGGTTGCGATTTGTAAAAAGCACCAACCTCCTCATCATACCTCTTGGTGTATTGGCTTCCGAGGGTCTGGTAGTTGGAATAATCTGCCGATGACCAGAAATTGCTGTTAAACTCTGCGACCCTAGTTCCGAGGTCTATCTTGGCGACATCGGTTTCCAACTTCTGCTGCTTGTCCATGTAGGAGTCAGCAAGTTTGAATGCTCCCTGCCCCACTTGAGCGACTGCCGAGCCGATAGCGCCTGCGGCCCTGACATCCTCATTGGCGGCGCGGTTACTCCTGATGACGGAATCATACCCACGGGCGACTGCCGCCCTCTCTCCGCTGAAGTCCACTTTTGGGACGTTGACGTTGTTGACTTGGGGCGCCGACATCGAAGAGAGGTCGGGAGCGTTGGGGATCTGGGAAAGGGGTATCTGTGCCATAATGATTTACTTAATTCCGAGGAAACCCATTTTCCCCTTGTATTTCCCATCAACGGCAAGCTGACCAACGGAACCCAAGAGGCTTCCTGTTGCGCTGATATACCCTGCCGTTGCCGTGTCATTTGCGGCTTGAATGGAGTTATTGTAGGAGGCGTTGGCAAAGCTCACGTTGTTGTCATAGGCGAGGTTGCTCATCTTCTTGTTCCAATCCGCCATCTGCATCCCGTATTCGTACTGCTTGGAAAGCTCCATCTGCACCTGACCCTGGTAGGCTTGAAGGCTTCCCTTCCAATCGGTGTCGAGGGCGGCAAGGTTGGTCTTGTAAGCGGCATCCATTCGGGCGAGTTGTGCGGCCCCTGCATTGTGGGCCTCCACCATGAGAGGGCTTCCCGTGTCGGCGGCAATCCCGCTTGCCCCGTACTGCGCCTCTACTGCACTCGCAACCATCTCTTCCTGCTGGTAGGATCGGTTAATCTGCTCAAACCCCTGACGTTCCTGTGAACGGGCGTACTGGTGCAGGATCTTGGCGTTATCAGAGTATTGCTGGGCCTGCGCCCTTGCGGTCTTGAGGTTTAACTCGTTCTGGTAGCGGGAGATTTGAGCTTGGGCCTGCGCGGATGCTCGTTCGTATGAGGCATTGGCAAGGGCTGCGCTTCTGTTCGCGGAGGCATTGCGCTTCTTCGCCTCGCTAGAGGAGTAGGCGGAGTATGCCATTCCTCCTGCCGTGACAACTGTAGCCGCTGTTGCCGCCCATACCTCATACACCGGGAAGTGCCGGTGTCTGGCCTCTGCTAGAGTCTGGGGAGGAATTAGGAAGCGCATGGGAGTGACTTCCTTTCGTAGCAAGCCTGCTGAAATCCCTCTGGCAGAAGGCTCTCATCGGCGGCATCGGTGAACATATCGGTGATCTTGTCAGGGTCGGTCTCCTGCGTGACGAAGCAACCGGCCCAAACCGTGTTCTCATGGACAAGGATCGTCCGCCTTGTGCCGGCCTTGGTGACTCCGATGTGAGGGGCGACCAGTTCTTCCCTGTTGCCTTCGTGGTCAACCAAGGAGCATTTGCCTTCCAGAAGAAAGAAAGGTGAGTCGTATTTGTGGACTCGGCTACAGACAATCGTACCCGCCGGCATCTGGATAACCCTAGTGTAGAGGCTAGGCGTAAAGATGTGCTTGAGAGGCAGTTCCACTTGCGGACAACGGGAAACAATCGACTCCACGAAGTCCTGCGCCTCCCTGTTGGTGATATTAGCAAGTTCCATTTAAGAGTGATTTCGTATGCGAATTAAAGAGAAAAAGCAAGTAAGTTAGTTCTGCGTGGCCTCGCTCACCTCAAAGTTGACTACAAGGGCGGCAACCGTGAAGGGAACGGGTTGGGTCTGGCGCACATAGAGATCCACCCCATCGGCCCAATTCGATGAAGCGTATGCCCTCTCGTAGCCATTCAGCACGGGGGGAGAGGAATCCATGTTGTCGGTCAAGACTCGGCTCACCAGAGGGAACCAATTCACTCCATCGGTGGAGAGTTCCCCGCCGGTGGACTGATAGACCTTGATATTCATCCTCGGAATCCTCATGCGCCGGCCTTGGCTTGTGCCGTCCTGTAGGTTGGTGTCCACCCTCTGCGGGACTAGCGTCGAGGTGAAGGGGAGGCCGACAAGCACCCGTGAGGCAGGGATCTGTAAAGTAATCTGTCCACCCACTACGGTAGGCTGCGAGACGATCAGCGACCCTACGGCATTGTCAGCCCAGACGGAGACTGCCTTGCCCTCAAGATGTGAAAGACCCGTGATGGTGGCGGTGGGTGTGCCGAATGTTCGAAGCACCCCGCTATCCACATACCACCAGTTGCTCTTATCTGCGGTGTCCAAGGCATCACGCAATCCGAGCTTGAGTCGTTCGACGTAGCGGACTGCTGCCCCGTTGATGGTGCGTCTGACCAGTAGCCAGACTTCATCCTCGGCATTGGTGCCGTTGATCGTGGCGACACTCTCCACCACTCCATCGGTGATGTGACGGGCGAATCCGACGACTTGCTGTTCACGTTCGTAGGTCATGGAGACCAACTGCCCATCTCCTCTCACGAACCAGAGGATCGCGTCAGGCACCCTCTGGTAGGCATTCTCAACGATGCCTGTCCGGGTCGTATGCTCGGCTAAAGCGGTGATATCATTGGATACCCAACTCTCCGAGGCCCATGTGTAGATGAGTTCCCTGATCTTGCGATTCATGCGCTGGATATACAGCACCGTGTCGTTGATGATCTGCGCCCCAAGGCTAGATGACCCGTAGTGGGACTGCTGGCGCACATTGACATTGGTCGGGGTGATCGGGCGAGTCTGGTCACTCGCCTGCATCGACCACTCGTCAAGGGTCGTGCCAATCAGGAGGGCCGACTTGGAAACAAGCCATTGGATCTGACCACCCGTGGTGGAGGCCAAGGTGAAGAACCATGAGTCGGCGTCATAGGCTCCCTGCTTGAAGTTCTGGAAGTCGTTGCTGTAGCTGCCCCAGAGCGAGGAGGGATTGCTTCCTGTGCCGGCATAGATGATGCGACTATCGTGCAGGGCAACTGCGGCGGGGTAGCCTTGGACTGCGGAGAAAGCTCCCTCCCGCCATTGCGAGGTTGCGGCGGTGCCTCCAAGGGGTTTCAGTACCCGTGCCGTGACGGTGGTCGAGTTGGTGAATCCCGTAATCCTGACCAATCCCCGTAGAGTCGGGTCAAGGGGGGTGAGCATGACACGGGGTGCCGTGCTGCTGGTGCCTGCGCTGAACCCGCTGACACGGAGTCGGAAAAGGGTCTCCACGTTCTCTTCCCCGCTGGAGGTGGCATTGTAGTCGCCATTGCTCCTGTAGGTTCTGACCGTATTCCAAGTCGTGCCGCTATCGGTGGATGCCTGTAAGTCCACGGTGGCCGTCCATGTGCCGAAGGTCTGGAGACTCCACTTGCCCAGAACGGTGATCGTGCCGCTGGTGGCATTGGTCGAGTCAATGTTCTGGGAGATGAAGGTCGTCGGGTTGGGATGCGCTAGTTCAAAGTAGCTCCCGACATGACCGGCTTGAAAGATGCCTGTGGATGCGGTCAGGGTGATTGACGTTCCCGTGGTCGCAGAAGGCGTGAGCGTCGTCGTGCTGGTGTTCTGATCGAGCATCGGCGCCCAATTATTCTTGATGGAGGGATCTCCAAAAGGAACCTCACCAATCTGCCAAGAAGTATCTGACAGGCGGCGGAGACGCTGCGGCGGGTAGGAGGGGTGGGAAAGATAGACAAGGTTGTTGATCTGGCAGACTTGGACGGCACGGAGGTCTGCCTCTTGGTAAGGGTGGACGGGGGCAAGGCCGGTTGTGTTGTTGAGGTAATCGACTTGGACTGCCTCGACGGGAGAACCGCTGGAGGTAATCAGCGCCCCGTTCTTCCAGAAGCGGATGTAGCCCACCCCCAACTCCATGACGATGTGATTGGTATCGCTGATGTCGAGACCGATCAGCCGGCAACGGGTAGCCGATGTCTTTGCCGATCCAAGGTACTCTGTGCCTGCGCGACGATTCGCCGGCCCGTAGGGGGTGATGATGAAGTTCTCCAGCGTCTTGCAGGAGTTGCGGTATTTTTCGAGGTTCGTCCTCGCCTCCAAGTACGGGCTGAACTCGCCAGCGTTGAACGACGAAATTAAGGCGGAAATCATCAGTAGATGCCGTTGTATCTGGACTGAACGAGGTCGCTGTTCAACCACATCGGTTTGCGGCGAGGATAGGAATCCTGTGCGTCAATCCTCCGGGCTTCCCCAAGCATCTGCTTGAAGTCCTGTTCAAGCCTCTGCTTGATGTCCATAGACCCTCCGAGGGGTTTGGCGAGCTTCGCGGCAATGGCAAGCGCCAGTAGCTCCACGAACATCGGGTCAAAGAGATTTGGGTCAACGGCACTCTTGACGTAGGTAATGTATGCCGTGCTTTCGTCGGTCATCAGCTTGTCGCCAATGATGTCAAACTGGCAGTAAGGCTCGTTGGCTTGGAAGGCATTGAGCGTCAGGATACGGGCGAAATCAGAGGGCAACTGGTAGGAGTAATCCCAATCAAAGGGGGGAGGCGTCGAAAGCTGGGCAAGCTGGGTCATCCCCACGGCCCAATTCCAGTCGTGCATCCGAAGAAGAGAGGCAAGCGTGGTCGAGTAGTGCAGCTTGCAGAACCGAGCTTCAATGCTCGGATCATCCAACGACATGATCATCTGATCGCCAATTTTCGAGAGGGCAAGGTTGCAGATGGTCGTGGAATCCATTGTCTTTTTAGAGTTGTAAAAGAAAGGGGTGAGGCCGCCTTTAGTGCAGCCCCACCCCCGACTTGTGATTACTTACTTGGTGGTGTCAGCCAGGATGCTCACGACGCCGTTCTCAAGGAGACGGGTCGCACCGAGAACCGCTGTGCTGCGGATCTGGAGGGCATGGGACTGGGTGGGCAGAACGTCCATGTAGGACTTCTTGCCGCCATCCACGACGACTGCCGCATTCTTGTGGTAGGCCACGCAAGTGCGGACATTCGAGGCGACTCCAAGCTGCTCGGAGCGAACCACCTTGAAGCCGAGGAACTGGTCCACATCGCCGTCCACAAGGGCGCGGACGCTGTTGAACAGATTGCTCGTGACCTCGGTGGTGCCGAGAAGATCGCTGATCTCCTTGGCGCTCACGATGAGAACGCGATCCTCTGCGGGGGCTTCGTTCGCATCAAGGATGCGCTTGGCCTCGCGGAGCTTGCCGATGGTGAGACCGCTGTTGGTAGCGGTTCCGCCGGCAGGGACGTAGTTCACGGCGACCTGCTGTCCTGCGGGGAGGGCAACGGTGGTCGTGGTGTTGTTCAGACCAAACCCAGCGGAGGTGTTGGCTGTGTTGGTGATCGTCGCGGATGCGGTGAGGGCATCAATGAGGATCTTGTCCACCAGACGACCGTAGGCTGCGGCCTGCGACTGCATGCACTCCGAGGTGGGCAGGACAACGCTTCCGAGGAAGAGGTTGTCGAACTCGCTGAAGCGATTGGCGATGTCGAAGGGGACGGGGTAGGCCCAACGGGTCGGAAGGTCGCTGTTTGCCGTAGGGGTTGTGGCATTGCGGGTCGTGACCTGGGACATGGAGGCGAGTCCATACTGGTTGAAACGGACGGCGGCGCCATTCGCGGAGACGAACTTGGTCTTCTCCTTGAGGCGGCTCTCCATCTGTTGCAGCAGGTGCTGCCAGTTGGTCTCGTACTGGATAACGTAGTGATCGGGGATCTGAAGCATAATGTTAGGGTGTTGAGTAGGGTTTTACTTGCATCCGATCAAATGGTTGCCTCTTTCGAGACCACTTAACATCGGGGATGTCCACTCTACTCGGATCTGCTACTGGCAATCGCCAGAGAGGTTGTCCCTCAAGTTGACAATTTAACCACCTAACATCCCTCACCTAACCCGTCAACGATAATTCGCACAAAAAGATTGCGGTTTCTGAGATGATTTGTAGAGTCCTACTTGGAATCAGGCGAAGCCCGTAACACGGACAAGCATGGTTCATTATCTCGCCTACCAAAGAGGGCTTCATGCTCCGTGTAGGAGGAGTTACGGGATCGCCTCGGCGGTTCCAGCGCGGGAGTCGGTGCCGTATGGCATTCCTATCCCAGCATAAATCGGGGGAGGCAATGAGGGGCGAAACTGGTTGGCTTTTCGGCCATATCGGGAGTAGTAGCGACCTGATCCTCCTCCGACCATTTTTGTCGGATGATCTAAAGGGGGCAAGATCCTTCCCAATGGAGGGTATGGGGGTTCAAATCCCCCTCCGACTTACACATTTGCCGCCTGCCAATCTTTAACAACTCTGTTAGCTGTTAAAGATACCGATGCGTTTCTTTAACAAGTAAGGTTTCCTATAGGAGACATTAAGGCCGGCAATGGGAGCTATAGCTGACATTACCTAGTCAAGTTACTATTCAAAAATAGTATAAGCCGCTTACTACCAATGAGTAGTGCGCAAGCAAGAGTATTCGATGGTTCGCATTTAATAGGAACTGGGTCGGAACTGGGTCGTGGGTTTTTCCTAGCGTTTCTCCTAGCGTTTCTCCTGCACTATGCCGGCGTCTGTCCTTCCGAAAGGGACGCATTGCAAGAATTGTGTCCTCCGCAAAAGCAAAACCCCCACCAGTTTCCCGGTGAGGGCTTCTTGCGTCCAACCAAGCTAAAGATCAGAACGGGATGGAATCTCCATCTTCTTCATACTGCTTCTGGTAGCCGTTGGCCTTGGCCTTGTTGTGAGCGACCAGAGCAGGCGATGGAGGGTAGTCATCACGCCTTGGGGAGTTGGCATAGCTTCCTCCTGCCGGCTTGTCGGTGATGGAGATAGTCAGCATCTCCTTGCCCGACTTGCTCATCTTTTCCCATGCGGCGATCTGGTACTCGATGCCTCCGAGGGTCATCTTGCCCGACCACTTGGGGGCTTTCGGGTTCTCGCTTCCCTTGAGGAAGAGGACGCCCTTGCGCTCGTTGTCGTAGGGTTGATTATCCATTTTTCAGAAGGTCTGCGACCAGGGTTGCGGTTTCCTTGTCTCCCGACTTGTAACGGGTGTAGAGGGAGTTTTGTGGGTTGGTCATAATGTCCATCGCACGGGCCTTGCCTGCCATCATGGTTCCTGCTGTGTCCGAGTTCACGATCTTGTCGTCACTCATCATGCGAGCGAGTCGGTTGAATGCGAGGACGACAGAGGGATCAGAGAACCCCTTGCTGTTGACATCGACGCCTGCGACTTGGGCGGCTCGACGGGCAACCGATAGCTCCACATCGTACTTGTCGCCCCATGCTTCAGCGAGAGTCTTGCGGCCTGCTTCCATCTCGGCTTTCTGCTGGGAGGCTGCGGCTTCGGCCTTCTGCGCTTCAAATGCCGCATAGCGGGACATGAGGGCGTCCATCTGCTTCGGGGTGATCCCGTTCTGGTGAGCGAGGGTGTTGAACTCCTTGGCAATGTTGTCGTCCCACTCGTAGCCGGCAGGGAGATCCTTCGGGCGGAGTTGGTATGCTTCGGGTGATTCGGGCACTCCGAGCTTCTTGAGGAATGCGGCCTTCTCTTCGGGAGTGGCCTTCTCGTCAGGGATCAGGATGGCATCGGCTTTCTTGCCCAGCATTTTCTGCTGCGAAACAAGGGTCTTGAGCGCCCCGTCAATGTCCTTGAATTGACCGAGGATCTGCTTGTGTTCGGCAAGTTCCTTGGGGAGCCGGTCAAGCCACCCTTCGGAGAACTCACCCTTGTCGTTGACCCAAGGCGAATTAGAGGCGGGTGCCTCTGGTGCCGGGGTCGAGAGGAGGTTATCACCTACAGGGGTAGGGGTGCTAGGGGGCGGGGTGTTAGCCTGCTGACTCAAGAGGGCGTTTCCGTCCACGGGGTCTGCGGCAATGGCGTCAGATGTTATCATTTAGTCGATTTGATGGGTTGTTGGGTAGTCGGTCGGGATGCGTTCGGAATATCTTTCAATGAACTCCTCGCGGGAGTGCGTCTGCTTGAACCAGAGGACGTATTCGGGTGTCAGGTCTCCCAGTAGGGGGGATTGCTCTGGTTCTGGAAGGTCAGTCTCGTTTGGTGTCGGGTTTTTTCGTGGTCTCGCCATTGTTGTGTTTGGTTGCGACGGCCCTCATGTGGAGGAGAACGCTCCTCTGACCATCGCGGATAGCTGCGTGAATTGGGTCGTATGCCCTATCGCCTTGGGGAAGGAAGGCCGGCACATTGATGCCAAAGGCTTTCTCAAGGTCGGAGATGACCAGTTTGCCGGGGTCGGTCTCAAAATAACCGTAGGCGGCGGCAATGCGTTGGATTTCTAGGTCTCTGTCAGTAAGTGTCGGCATGGTCGGAATGGTTTTGGGGTCGTTACATCATGGCTCCCATTTGGGCTTGGACTCCTTGGACAAGGGCGGAGTCACCACGGATACCTCCCACCTTGGCGGCGACTTCTGCGGCGTGTTGTTGGGCCTGCATCTCCTGCATCTGCTGCTGGGCCTGCACCCTCTGCTGGCGCATCTGGGCAACTTGTTCCTGCGGTCGGAGGTATTCGCTATCCATGCCAGAGGCCAAGGCGCTCTCCCTGACCATCTTATCGGTGTCGAAGTTGTCGAACACGGAAGGGTCTTGGGTCACAGAGGCAAGTGCCGCTGCCCTCTGCACCGTGGCATCGGTTGCGCCTTGCTCCATGTTCTTCACGGCAAGGGCAATGCGTGAGTTGAAGTTGACCTTGGGTTCGGGGATGAAGAGTTCCCCCGTTGGCCCTTGTTGAATGAGGGCTTCCGGGGGTGGGGGGAATGCACCGTTCCTTGCCAAGATGCCGTAGACCCGCTGAAGGAGAGGGGTAAGCAGTTCGGTCGTGAGACGGGAGAAGGTGGGCGAGAACTGGGCAAGGCGCTCGGCATTACGGGCGTTGACTTCCGTTGCTGTCATGCGATTCGGTGCCGCTGACTCCTCGGCGCTAAACATTTGGAAGAGGGGAACGCTGAAGGCTTCCTTGATGTCGTTCTGCTTCTGTGCGACACGCTCAAGACCGATGTCATAGCGTCCCTGCGTAGCCCATTCGATAGGACGGGCATTGGGATCTGCTGCGTTGAAGTAGGTCACTCCGCCGGCTCGGAGGTCGATGGAAGACTCCAAGGAATCGGGAGCGAGAATGCGTGGGAAGGCGGCAAGCTCTGCCAAGGCATCCATTTGTTTCTGGAGGAAGTTGAGTTGACGAAGGTCAGGCATGGCGACCCATGAGGGAGACCATCCGTAGGCACTCTTCTGCCATTTGAGGTAACGGGTAGCCATGAAGGGCAACTCGTCATATCCAGACTCGCGGAGAACGTGCTTGCTCTTCTCCTCGACATAGCAGGATGCGATAGGCTTGTTCGGCCCGTCATATTTCTTCTTGTCACGCTTGCCTTCCTCGCGTGGATAGACTCCGTGGATGATGTGCCACTTCTCGTCCATGCCCTTGCCGTTGGCATCGTTGTAGCACTTGCGGACGGCATCGCTGACGTTCTCAATCCCGAACTGCTGGACAATCTGGCGGGTGGTCATCTCCATGCGCCTAAAGAGAGTGTCCACATATCCCTCGTAGTTCTCGCTGATGCAGAAGGTACCGACATCGACGTTGGTGAAGGTCAGGGGCAGCTTTTCACCGGGTTCCACAAAGAGGACTGCGGTGCCGAAGCACCCCCTATCCAAATACAATTCATGGATCGCCTGGTGGAAGTTGGAGCGAGCAAGCGTCTCCATGACGATTTCCGTCACCTCGGCGAAGTATTCCTGCACACCGTCCCCGTCCTCGATCTCGCTAGGAGCATCAAAGGAACACCAGCGGCTATCAGCCGGCGTGATGTAGCTCATACACCCTGCGGCAAGGACTTGGTTGGCGCGGACTCCCGTGGAATCGTAAAGACGGGCCTCGCGTTCGCTGTTGGGGGTGACGGTCGTCGAGAGGATGTAGCTCTTGCGGGGCATGACTAGCTCCGCAATCTGCTGCCATTGGGACATCCAGTAGTTGCGATCCGCCTCCAGCTTGCTCCAACGGGAGACGATCCCGGCGGCAAGCTCACTCTTGCTGTTCTCTTTTTTGGGAACAGCTAACTCGGCAACGGCATCGGATGTCTTCGCCATGCGTGATTAGGAACCAAGCAGGGAACCGCTACCCGTGGCGCTGTTGGAGGACTCGGCTTTCTGCCCATCTTTGAGCAGGGAAGCCTTGAACCCAAAGCGACCGGCGTTGTTCTGAAGGGCTGACTGCTGCTGTGCCGCTACGTCAGCAGAGGAAGCAGTCGGAGGTGGTGGCGGGGGTG